CCCTGCGAGTGAACCTGCAACACCGCCCGATTGCGTGGTGGTATTACCAAATGCTGGCATGTCAGCCACCACTCCGCTGGTCACGTCCACACCTGTACCGATAGGATTTACGGCATCTCCTGCTGTGAAACTTTCCGAAAAACTGAATGCAGATCCTGCGGTATTTATGTCATATGTACCAGCATCAAGAGTTGCAGCTGCATTATTGCTAGGTGCTAATAATTTTCCAAAATGATCATCACTAGATGCAACTTTAATATTAGATCCAGAAACTGCGTAAGTTGAACCGATACGTTCAGAAGTTGTACTAGCTCCTCCTACATTTAATTGCGTACTAGTTGATAGACGATGAATCAGATCTGCACGAGCTGAAAGGGGACTAAATATTAATATCAAAAATGAAAGTAATTTCCACATTTTAGCTATTTACATTACTTAACTAAAAGTCTATAGCATCTAAATTCGTCTGATTTTTTTTACAATTGTCTTTGCCCGATGTAAAGCTCTACGGAGCATATTTTCTTTTCTAACGAAATCAAGTGTTATATCTTTCTTTGAATGATATTGCCAATTAGGAATATAAAGTGGACTGTTCATGAATAAACCTCCTTAATTATCTTCCTCTTTAATAATAAGATATAAGTTCTTTTATTCTAATGGTGGATTATACTCATAGGCTTTTTTTAAACCATCAGGATTAAAATCATAATCTATAGTTAATTCACTTTTTGGATTTATTCTTTTATGAGCACGTAAAAAATAACCATTTTCAGAAGATAAATAATGTAAATGACAATTTGAATTAGATGAATGATTTACAAACCCCATGGGACCTAAAGATCTACCTCGTTTATCAAATTGAAATTTATTATTTTTATCATATAAATTAGCAATAGGTAAAATTTCTAACGGATTAATTACTTTATTAGTAAACAATCCTTTACCTTGTATATTTGAATCTTTAATATAAAAATCCATAATTTTAATTTTTACATCTGATACTTAGAATCTTTATTAGATGTTTCTGCTTTAATTACTAAAGGAGGATGTTCAATTCTTACTATTTGAGAATTACCTAGTATTTCTTTCATTTGTGCAGCAGTTATACCTTGATTTGCTTTACCTCCATTTTCTTTTCCTTTTTGTGTAATAGAAGCTCCAAAAGAACTTGCCAATCCGACAAAGACCGAAGCTATAAAGGTTGGATCTATTTTTTGTTGAGGAATACCAAGTTTACTTAAATCTAGGTACGATAATGACAACATTAATGTGGCCCAAGTCAACAAAAATAATCTCACTCCTAAACCAACAAGTTCAAATTGTTCTTCTCTATCTGGAACTGCATCAGTTATTTTTTTTAGTAAACTTTTTTTATTCTCATCCTTTTTTTCTTCTAGGATTTCAGCATCTTTCTTCTCTACCATTTGTAATATTTAACTGCTACTGATTAGTATAGGATTATGACACTTAATAGAAATCAAAATATAACTGTAAACATGTGCTATGAGTTACATGGACATAGAGAATGCATCACACTAAATAAGCATGATGCATTTAATTTACGTAATTACGTTAATAAAGAAGAAGGAGCTGTTTGGTGGTTTACTGCTATTTAGATTGTTTTGCTCCAGGGAATAAACCATTTTTGATAAATACAACTGCTTTATCATCAACAGTATTATCAGTTGAATCAGCAAGCTTAGTTAATAAATCAATAATTAATTGCTTAACTTGAGGAGTATTAACAAATTTAAAAAGCAATGGACGAATTAAAGCGATCATTTGTTTAAGAAAGTCTATTTATATTTTATATACATTTATAAAAAAAAGATTTATGTTCTTCATTTATTTTCCATTTTTTAGAAGATTTCTTTAAAAACCATTTTTTCCATATTTGAAATTGCTTTTCAGGATTTGCTGAATCACAACGTAATGCAACTGAATCACCATAAGGCATATCATCTAACCATTCATGTAATTGATTAAATGCAGCTATTTGTGCTTTAGGACCTAACTTACCTGTCAAAGATGTAGCCATCTGGTGGGCTTTTAAGTTTCGACGTTGATTCATCCAATCGTTGATCTGTCGCATACTTTTTCCTACTGCCATACTTGCGAGCCATACGCATCCGTTCTTTGTATATATCCATGGTATTAACCTCAACTTCAAAATATAATTCCCTGGTAGACGACTGATCGAAACTCTTTTGTTTCTCTGAATTCTTAAAGTCATTATCCATTTTAAAAATTAACAATCATAAACCTTACATTGTTGTAAATAAGGTGTATTGGCACAATCAATTATAAACTTAGATCTCAGATCTCTATTTAAAACTTTTTGTGCTTCTTCTTTATATGGATATTTTCCATATTTCATTTCACAATATAAATCCATTTCTTCAATTCTTTCTGCTTCTAATTCTTTTCTTCTTTCTTCTAAAGCTTTTGCACTATTAATAGATATTTCATCATAGACAGTATCATCCCATCCTAAATAAGGCTGGTTGTTTATACGATCTATTTCAAATTGACTACTATCAAAATCATGTTTAAGAACTTCTTCATATAAAGTCATAATAAATACCTTAAGGTTTAGTAGTTAAAGGAACGAGAATATCTGGAAATTTTTCATAAGCTTGTCTTTCTCTACTCCAAGCAGTTTGCCATTCTTTTAATGAATGTTCGTGACTATCAGCTCCTGTGTAATTAGGAGTTGTATCACAAATAAAGTCATCTTCCGAATCTGTATTTTCAAATAACAAACGATCATAATCTTCTGTTAGTAATACAGGAAAAGGATCTGCTATTTCTATAACTACACCTACAGCATAGTCAAAAGGTGTATTTAATGTACTAGAAACACATAATAAATATTCTCCTATATCTAAGGCATAGTACCGAGAGTCTCCTTTATCTAATCTTCTACCATCAAAATTATTATATAAATTAGATCCAGCAGCCATAATATGGCCTACATAAGGATTTTCAATTGTTCCATCATCATTAAAGCTAACACTATCTGCATCAAAAATACCTCTTCCAACAATAGGATTTCGATTAATATCATAAGCAGAAATATTAAACCATTTTTCCCATCCACCTCCTTTCGTTAAAATAATCCATGCAGTAGTTTCAATTTTAAATTTAAACCAATGATTTAAAGTACCTCCGCCATAACCTCCTGAACCTGGTGTATGAGTAGCTCCAAGTTTACCTGTTAAATAACGTATAGAAGTTTCATCAAAACTACCAACAAGTAAAGGATTATTTGCTGTTCTTTGACGTTGTGTAGTCTGATTCCGAGACATTATTAATTTTAAACATTATTCTATCCTTCATCATAATCGGGGGCATCTTTAACCTGTAAAGGATGTTTGATAGTTTTAAAATATTTTTCTTCAATTACTTCCTGTTCTCTATTTAATAATTTTGCTTTACTTATTCTCATTAATTTTTGAGCATCAAACTTTAAAACAAAAGGATTTACTTTCTGAGGAAAATTATCTCTATTCCATCTCGAAATCATATGTAAAGGATTAAGACACCATGGGTTCCCACAAATTCTTGTTACAAACATTGTTCCTATATCACCCCATGCACATTGATAAATAGCTTTATGAGCAGTTACATTTTCTGATTTTTGACAACTATATTGAGTCCTATAAGAAGGAAAACAAACTCGATGTAAACCTCTTTTCCCTGGAAGACTTGCTTCCCAACAGTCATCAGGATTCTTAACATTAATATGATGCCATAATTTATAATATTTTGTCTTGTAATTAATATCTAAATAATTTACATCAAAGCCACAAATATTAGATTTAATTTTTAAAACACAGTGATAGCACCAATGTTCTTTAGTATCTCTAATTGTATGTCCATGACAGCAAGGGAAACCTCGATAATATCCTTTTTCTTTTAATTCATCTTCTTTAAGTCGATCTATATTCTTGATATGGCGAAATATTGCATGTTCTTCTGAAGTATCCATAATTAATTTCTAATAAATGTATTTCTATAAGTAGCACGTAATTCTAAACGATTATCTTTTAATTTATTAGAAAAATTATGTTGAACACCATGTGTATCAGGTGATTCTTTTGTACGTAAATAATATACAATTCGATGTGCTAAATATGCTTCGTTATCAACTGATACCATGTAATAACCTGTAGATTTATTAATTTTTCCTACTGGATCTCCTTTTTTATACCCAGCTTTATCTATGATCCATTCAAGACCACTAGGATACTGAGTCGATAATTTAAATAATTCTTCTAATCTCCAGAGACTAGGCATTGGTTTGTAGTTACGAGACATGCATTAAAACCCAGAATGAACTTAAATTTTCTTATGTCTTAAGTTAAATTACACTTTCATTCTCGGTTATATAGTGTTTTATAAGCATTTCTTCCTTTTCAGTTGAAAATTGATATGGACCAACATGTCCTAGATCTATTTTCTTAGCTAAGAAACTTCTAAATCCTAATTTATTCGCACGTTTTACAAAGGAATAATCTTCACCTAAAAATAAATTACTTCTTTCATGATCAATCATTGTATTAAAAATTCCACAATGTTCTTTACCTTGGTAAATAAAATTTAAATCAACGTAATGTTTTACCATATCTTCAATTACTTTTCTTTTAATACACATAAATCCTGTTGTTAAAAAAGATGATTCAATAAATTCTGAACCTTCTTTTATTTCTTGTTTGATAATTTTTTCAGCAAGAATATCATTTGCATTTTTCAAGCCAAAACGGTTTAAAATTTCTGCTTTAATTTTGTCAGGACCAGATGCACGTTTTAAAGGTAAATTTTTTGCTGGATAATGTCCTGCCACTATATCTTTATCAGCAGCTAATAAATAATGAACTTGTTCTGGCTTCCATACAACGTCTGCATCAATCCAAAATATATGAGTCCAATCATTTTGTTGTAATGCATCTGTCACCATTAAGTTTCTACCTAATGGAATAAGAGAACACGTTGATAATGTTTTTACTTCACATTCAATACCATTGTCATCTGCATAAGAATAAAAATTTAAAAAACTATGAAATGAACTTGTCATTATGTTCCCACCGTATGCAGGAACTAAGAATAATACTGATGGAGGCTGCATAAATTTTTCTATTACCTAAATTATATCTATTAAAAACTAAGAATGAAAGTGTAATTTATTTCATATTTAAGAAAAAAAAGATTCATTCTGTGTTTTCCTGTTCTCTTCCATAATCATCTTCAATTCTTACGATGTCGTCTTCAGAAATTTTTTCCCCAAATTGAACTTCTATAAGAACTAAGTCTGTATTACTTGCTTTTATACGATGAATTCCCATAACAGGAATATGGATACATTTACCTGTCCTAGCTTTTTGCCATATACCATTTGCAAAGACTTCACCTTCACCTGATGCAATAATCCAAGTTTCACTACGATGCTTGTGATACTGAAGACTAAGTTGTTGTCCTTTTTTTACATTAATAATCTTGGCTAAATAGCCAGGTCCTTTAAATAATGCTTGCCACCAACCCCAAGGACGAAAGGTGATTTTTTTAAGCATTACCTATTTTCCTCTTCTTACGAATTTTTTTCTTAGTAACTTTTTCTTTCTTAGAGTCATGACTTATCTCATCTAAAGTGTCCTGAAATAAACCTGAGAATTGCATTGCAATAGTTGTCCAGCTAAATTGTTCATCTAAAGCTCTGGTATAACAAAGTTCAGCTGTAGCTTCTAATTTCTTTTTATCCTTATAAAGTTCATTTAATATTTCTACTAAATGATCAGTAGAAGGACAAGGCATTTCTCTACCAAAATTAGTATCTGTATCTATATGATCACAACGTATAAGTTGTCCATAACCTTCAAAAATTTCTTTACAAGACGTATGCCCTGGAACAACTTGAGCAACTTTACAAGCTGCATGTTCAAAACTAACAAGCCCCCAACCTTCACCTTTACAAGTATTTACTCCAACATCTGCAGCATTATATATAGTATTCAACATTTCTACGTCAACACTTGGAGGACCTTCTACATCAGCTGTCAAAATAATACGATTATTAGGATCTAATTTATTTCGTTTCATCTCTCGATCAAATAAATTCATAATGTCCCAACCTTGATCTTTTTTACCCATATGTAAGTACAGCTGGGTATCAGGCTTATCTTTTGCAAACTTGGCAAATGCAGCAATTGTTATATCAATACGTTTACGAAATTGATTTCGATTACCATTAAAGACAATAAATATATCTTCTTTTATACCTAATTCTTTTCTACATTCTTTTTTATCTTTTGGATAGAACTGCCCTGGTGTTACACCATGAGGTATTACTGCTATTGGTTTTGTAATTCCTCCTTGAATAAATTCATAAGCACCAAATTGTGTATAAGAAACTATTGCATCCCATTCATTAGCAGTATCAGCTAAACAACCAGTCCAACCATAAGAATCCATTGGTGAATAGCCAACAAATTTAAATTTCTTTTCTTTATGTAGATCTTTTATTTGTTTATATTGTTCATTAATAATCCACATATCATTAATAGTAAAAACCAAATCAGGTTTTTCTATTTGAACAATTTCTCTTATACGTTGTTCTCCAAAAGGAGCAGTTTGAAAACGATTAGAAGAAGGATACATTTTATATTTCTTCTGTAGTGGAGTAGGATCACCCCACCAATTGTTTCCTAAAACAACAATATTAAATTTTTTAGCAAGTGTTGGAAGTATATTTTCGGTAACACGAGCAAAACCAGTTCTTGCAACAATATCACCACACCATAAAAGCTTGGGTTTTTTTGGCATTACTTTTTTCTTTCTGTATTAAATATACATAGATTACAGAAAAATAGTAATAGTTAATTACCCATCTTGTTTTTCTTTCTTATCAAGAACATCTCCATATTCTCCTCTCCATCTTTCTTTATTTAATCCAACATTAATAATTGAAGGATAATCTGAGTATTTAGGATCAGAAGCTCTACATGAAATATTTTTTACTCTCATTCCTCTAGTATCTTTAAATTTATAAATATTTAAACGAAGTTGATGTACGCAAACATCCATTAATAAAGTTTCAAAACGACTACGACCAAGCATATTATTATTTGAAGCTTTGGAAAATTCACAATAGCTTGCATAAAGCCACTTATCCCAAGACATAAAGACATTTGTCGATCCTGGTTGAGATTTTTTAGCAAGACCAACAGGTGCAGAAGTATCTGGATCAAAAACTAAACAATGATCCATCCAATCCATAATTGGATTAGATTTTAATATTTGTTCTTGATTATATTTAGTAAAGAATTTAACTTTATTATTTGTTTCAATAATATGTTCACGCATTTCCTCTTCAGTCATATCTAATAACCAATTAACTAATCCTGGAAGTAGAGCAGCAAAATCCCCAAAAGGATTTCCTCTATCATCCATATCAATTAAGGTGCGTTGTTCAGCTGAACTACCAGTGAAAGGTCTATCAAAAGGAATAGTAAGACGACGACGTGCAAGCCCAGATGTAGGATCTGTTGTTTGTATTGGTTCATTTGCAGTTATCATTACCAACCCATTAAATTTAAACGGCTTTAATGAACCAGATTGAAATTTACGTTCATTTCGAATTAAATCACGACCTGTTAATGCTTTTAATACTGAAACTGAACCACCATATCTTTCAACATCATTAAATAAAAGTAGTTTCTTTTTATATAAATTAGCTGTTTCAAATCTACTTTTTTCTAAATGATCGAGAGAAGAAATGATAGCATTTGTATCGCCTACTAAAGCATGAGCAAGGTTTGAATATGTAGATTTACCAGACTTACCTGGACCTACAATTTCAACAAATTTTTGCATATCTGAATGACTTAATAATACTGCTCGTAACCAAGCTCTAAGTACTTGAACTCTTCCCCAGCTATCATCTTGAATATATTTTAACCATTTAATTATTGGTTCACATGTAGCAGTAGAATCATAATTATAAGGTAATTGTTGTGTCATATACATCTCTCTATTAAATGGTAATAATTCTCTTGTTTCAACTACAAGAATTCCATTTTGAAATAACAAATGTTTATTACCTTCATACCAATCATCAAATATAACTGTTACTCTTAATTGTTCTAATACATCATTAACAAGATTCATACTATAACCATTTGGTAATAGTTGATCTTTTATT